TAAAAATTACGGGCACGGTGCAACACTGTGTGAGATAAGACACGGTGCTAATAAATATACATTAGTGCCAGAAACAAAATATCATACAACAAACGAAGTTGTTAAGTGGGTTAAGTATGAAGGCATTGATGAATATCCAGGTAATCTTAAGGTTGATCTGGGTAAAATTGCTTTATCAGCGGCTCTTTGTATTACGTATGCAGGATCTGGTCAAAGAGATGATTATTGTACAGCTGTAGCTGGTGTATTGTTAAAACATACAGAATGGAACTCAGATGACATAGACGATTTTGTTTATAAAATTGCGGTAGCAGCAAAAGATGAAGAAGCAGAAAAAAGAAAGAAAAAAGGAACCACACATAAAAAAGCAAACAGAAAGTTTGGTATGCCAAAACTTGCAGAGATCATTGGGTGCTCTACAAAAACAATAGCAACTATATTTAGTTGGATTGGTGTACAAGAAGCTACGAGCGAAGAAGCAAAACAATCTATCGGGCAGATAATAGAATACGGTAGTGATAGATATTTTGTAAAAATAAATGCTGTGGTGCAGGGTGAGGCCGTTGAAAAAACAATTACAGTAGACGGTCCCACACTTAGAAACAAAAAGTTATTTTACGATGCTGTAATTAGTAAAGCTTCTGTGTGGATACCAGAAATGAAAGTTGCAGACTTTGAAGAGATTATGCGTAGAAAGTATGAAGCAAGAGAAAAATCAACAGATTATGTAGAGGAAGCAGAAGAAGATTTAAGATTTGTAAAACATTTTAAAAATTATATTACAGAAGAAAAAGCATACACAAACAAAAAAGAATTAGCACACTTTGGTTTGCCATATTACAATATGGAAAGAAACATATTAGAGTTTAATTTAGACAAGTTTGAAGACTATCTACATAAACAAAAAGTAAATTTACCAAGGGTAGATTTAGTAATTAAATGTCAGAATATACTAAAAGCAAAAAAGAAACGTGGTAAGTTTGGTAACAAGTCTTGCGTGTCATGGCAAATGACTAATCAAAATATAGATAAAGACGATCTAATCATAGATGGTGAGTACAAGGAGATAATAAATGAAACAGCCTAAATTTATATCTGGACCACCAGGAACAGGTAAGACATCAATATTTATTACAAATAAATACAAACAATTACTGGAAAAATATTCTTATAATAAAATAATAATACTATCACACACAAATGTTGCAGCTGATGAAATAAGAGACGAAATATTAAAATTACCAGAGATGCAAGGTGTAACAAAAAAAGCTATAAAGTATAAGATTTGCACAATTCATTCGTATTGTAAAAGCAGATTGGTAGGTAGAAAAGAAGTTTTAAGTTATGAAGACCACAAAAACTTATGCACAATAGAAACTTTATTTAAATTACAAACAGTAAATGAATCTGAATTTAATGCAGATAAACATAAATTTTATAGATACTTAGCAGATGCACATGGCAGGGGCCATACTATAAAAGAACATTGGAAAGTTTGTGATAAAGAAATTTATAAACCATATAGTTTAAATTCAATAGAAGAAATGGTTGAACATTATGTAAAATATAAAAACGATAATCACGTTTGTGATTATGCTGACATGATACAAGAGTTTATAGATAAAGCTGTGGAACCAGATATAGATGCGTTAATAGTAGACGAAGCGCAAGATAGTAACGTGCCACAAAGAAAAGCTTTGAATAAAATGGCAATCAAAGCAAAAGAATATTATTTTGTTGGTGATGCAGATCAAACTATATTTGAGTTTGCAGGGTCAGATGCAGACTACTATCACAGATTATCAAAAGATGCAGAACAATTAGATCAAGGACATAGATGTGGTAAAACTATTAACACTTTGTGTAAGAGAATAATAAGACCAATATGGGAGCACTATGGGTATGAAAGAACATGGAAACCAACAGACATAGTTGGCAATCATTATTATCTACCTAGCTTAAATAAAAAATGTAGTGCTATGGAAACCTTGTTAGATAAAATAAGAAATACGAATGAAACTTTTTTATTTACTTATCGAGGTACGCCGTCAGATTCATGGGTCAAAAAATTTTTTAAGCAACACGGTATAGAGTTTGCACATGTAGGGAACACGGCTCACGTACCAAAGAAAGAAATAAGGTGTCATAAGTTATGGCCAAAATTTGTTAAGGGTGCGTTGCTGCCTTTAAAACAGATAAAAGATTTTTGGCAATACATGGGTAGCAAAGTAATAGTACATGGTAAAGGTGAAGAAACTTTTGAAGAGTGGGTAGATAAAGAATACAATATAGATTATTTAATAACGAATAAATATTTAAAACAGAATGCAAAAGAGGAATTAGACTTTGCATTAATAAGAAAGAAAACAGATCCAGATAGAATTTTATACATTAAAAAAATATTAGAAAAAGGTTTTAACTTAGAGGGTGACGTAAGAGTAAGATATGCAAACATACACACTGTAAAAGGTTTGACGTTTGACAATGTTGTTGTTGATTTAACTTCAACAAGAATAGAAAATTACTTTACACAGCTCAGGTTAAAATATGTTGCATACAGTCGAGGCAAGTTTGATTGTTGGACTGTAGCATCACAAGGTAAATATACGTTAGGAGTAAGATGACACATAAAGGAATGTTCAAAGGAACAACATATTCTTCGTTAGAAGAGCAGGTAGGTGGCAAACACTATCGCAATATGAAGATACAACCAGCAGAGTTTATCAACGAAAATAAACTCTTGTTTGCTGAGGGGAATGCTATAAAATATATTTGCAGGCATTCTGTAAAAGGAAAGGAACAAGACATAAAAAAAGCAATACATTATTTAGAGATGATATTAGAAAGAGATTATAATGTGTAATACACCAGAAGATTTAAATCTTAATGGTATTGATACAGTTGCAATAGATATAGAAACATACGATCCAAATCTTAAAACAAAAGGATCAGGTGCCGTACGTAATGATGGTTTTGTTTGTGGTATTGCAGTTGCAACTGATAATGATGTTGCATACTTCCCTCTTCGTCATTCTGATACTGACATAGACTTTCAAAGAATAGATAAAATATGGCAAATTTTAAACGATAAAATATTTCAAAACGATAAGATTACAAAGGTATTTCACAATGCTATGTATGATGTTTGTTGGATTAGATCTGTTACTGGTAAAATGATTAAGGGTAGAATTGTTGACACTATGATAGCTGCATCTGTTGTTGATGAGAACAGATTTAGATACTCACTAGATGCTTTATCAAAAGACTATTTAAATGACTCTAAGTACAAATATGATTTACAACAAAAAACTATGGAGTGGTCTGGTGGTACAGTTAAGGACCCGATGACTAACATGCATAAACTTCCTGCATCTATTGTAAAAGAATATGCAAAACAAGATGTGAGTTTAACTTTAAGATTATGGAATTTATTTAATAAAAAAATTGACGAAGTATTATACACAAAAGACGACGGAGAGCAAAAAACTTGTAGAAAAATATTTGAATTAGAAACAAAATTATTTTTATGTTTAGTTGACATGAAATTCAAAGGAGTTAAAATAGATGTCCCAAAAGCTATCCAGTTTGGTAGACATCTTAAAAAACGTAGAGACCAGATAATAAATGCAATACAAAGTATTACAACTATAAGAGTTGACATCTGGGCTGCAGCATCAATTAAAAAATTATTAGATCATCTACACATCAAAGACTATAAAGTTACTCCTAAATCTAAGATGCCACAACTTCCAAAAGATTATCTTAGAACACACAATAATAAATGCTTACGTATGATTGCAAAAGCAAGAGAGTATGACAAGGCAGTTAATACTTTTATAGATGGACTACTAGAATATGTGCACGAAGGTAGAATACATGCAGACATAAACCAAATTAGATCTGACACTGGTGGCACAGTCACCGGTAGGTTTAGTATGTCTAACCCTAACCTACAACAGATACCTGCAAGAGGTTATATTGGTAAGAAGATGAGAGAACTATTTATACCAGATGATAACTGTGAATGGGCTAGCTTTGACTACTCACAACAAGAACCACGTATTGTAGTGCACTATGCGATTAAATTGGGTCTACCAGGCACAGAAAGCCTCGAAGAACAATTTGATAGGGATGATGCAGATTTTCATCAGATAGTCGCTGACATGGCTAATATCTCCAGGAAACAGGCAAAAACAATCAACCTAGGTCTTTTCTATGGTATGGGTAAGATTAAACTACAGAAGGAATTAGGACTGGACCAGCGTCAAGCCAAAGAACTATTTAACGAGTATCATGGCAGGGTGCCTTTTGTACGTCAGCTATCACAGGAGCTTATAGCGTTTGCTAAAGAAAATAAATTACTATTCACACTGTATGATAGATTTTGTAGATTTAATAAGTGGGAGACAACAAACAAAGAATGGAATCCTGAAATAAATAGATTTAATGAAGTACCTTTGTATACCGAAGAACAGGCACGAGAAGCTTTTAAAGCTGAGATGTTAGATAAATATAAGGAGAACAAAATAGATGCAAACTATATGGACTATTTTGAGAGATACTACACACCTGCATTCACATACAAAGCATTGAACAGATTGATACAAGGGTCCGCTGCAGATATGACAAAGAAGGCCATGGTGGATCTACATGAAAAAGGTATAGTACCACATATACAAATACACGATGAGCTTTGTTTTTCGACCACGGACCACGAAGCAGAGCTGATCAAAACAACAATGGAGAATGCTATCCCATTAGAAGTCAAGAACAAAGTTGACTATGAATC